ACTAAATCTTTTACATCTTTTAAAGCCATTTTTTATAAATTATATTTTTTTGCATCTTGTTTCAATAACCAATCTTTAACTATCTTTTCATCTTTGAGAATAAAATTATCATTGATAAATTTTTTAATATCCTCAAATGCGCGTATTATATCTTTTTGATTACTTCTAGGAGAATGCCTATAATATTGCAATAAATTATAAAATTCAGAATCATCTAAAATGTTAAGATTAGGATCCGGAATAGTATTGTCTTTAATAACAATTTTACCTTCATTTAATTCACAAATATCTTTAACGTGTTTCATAATTTAATATTATTTTATAAATTATATTTTTTTGCATTTAAAAACATATCATAATTTTTAATTGCATCATCATAATTTTTTGTCCTATATAAAATATTAAAAATGTATCCATAATCGGTGTAATATTCTTTTTTAATTCCATCATAAAAAATATCAAATGTTGCACTATAACTGATAGTAGCACCAGGTATAATTACTCTAGCCAAAATATTATGTTCACCATACATTATATTATTAGTTTCTATCAACTGAATCTCACCCGAATATTCGTTTTTTCTTTCTCTGCGATCAACAGAATTTATTTCTACAACCATATACTCATCTGTATTTAGATTTTCGAATTCTTTAATATATTTCAATGTCAAACCTTATTTTCTTTATATATATAAAAAATTACATTCTAAAATGGAAGAAGAAATTAATTTTATATCGGTCATAGATTATATTGGAGAAATTGATAATGGCGTAGCGGTTTTACTATCAATGAGAATTAAAGAAAAAATATATCAAATAGCATATTGGTTTGATAGAAGTAACAATTATAGAATGTCTGCTGACGAAAATTTTTTGAAAGATTATGACATTAAAAATATTTACGACTATAAAAACTATAAAAAATTAGCCTATTATATACACACATTTGTGTTAAATAATAAAGATGAAATATTCAAGGAATTTTTGGAATAACTTAATTTTTCCTAGGAGTCACACCTTTCCAAATAATATTAACTGAACTAAAACCAGTTGTATTTCTAGGATCTTCACTAAAATATACGCCGTTTCTATTGCTCCAACCACCTCTTAAAATGACCAATTCGTTTTGTCCTATGACAATATCACCTAATATTGGATCTATACCGACCATTTTTTTAGGATCATACTTGGTATTTGTATAAACAACTACAGTCGAATTACCAGATAATGCAGGAGCAGAAATTAAATCCTGGGTTCCCTGATGATCTAAATATAAAGCATTAATTAAATTATCATTAGCCGCAACCACACTTGTGTAACTACCAGTCGAAACATTGACAGAATTAGATGAAGTAACATATGCTGTTTGTAATACGGTATCTTGAGCAGACAATAAAGCGCCTTGCTTATGATAATCCTCGTTAGCTTTACCAACAAATTCTATATTAACTGAATCTATACCATCAATGTTTTTAAGCATAGCAATTAAATCAGATTTAATAATTCTATCATATCTCTCATAAGTTGAAAAATATGAAGATAAATTATTAATAACTTGCTCTCTAATATTATCTTCTTCTATATCGTCATATTTTCTAATAAAAACATTTACTATAAAATTTCTAATTATAGGATTTATGATTACAATTGATGCTGTAATGCTAACAATGCCTTGCATCTTAAGATAGGTTATTATTCTTTGCTTTTCTGACTCATCTAAATAAAAAGCATCAAACGGCACATTAAAATAGTTAACATCTGCTGAAAAATAATCTGTTATTCTTGGTATTAAATATAAATACATTTCATTAATATTAATCTGATCTAAGTTGCCATCACTATCTATATCAATTTTAACCCAATCCAAGGTATTAAAAGCATTGACCCTAGAAAACATGTTTAATTTTTTGAGATGATAAATGAATTGATTTGGCGTGGCAAGAACAAAATTTCTAGACACATAAGGAACAACAGATTTTGTATATTCTATACTTTCACCATCACTAGCAAATTTTATATCAGTTTCAACAAAGATATCAAAAAGTTGTGTTGCTTGCAACTGATTCCCATCATCATCATAAATATCATCGATAAAAGTCCAATCGTTAACTTTGTTATTTAAAATATTTCCTTGTAATCCGTTGCACAATAAATATCTAACTTCTATTATTGAACCAATTGGAGGTATGATACCATTTGTGCTATTTCCAAAATAAACATCTAATCCACCATTAAAACCAGTTCTTGTATAGCATGCGTATTCATCTAAAAGCATATCATACAAATGATCTTTAATTTGTAAATTAATGCCATTTAACGTAACTTTATAATCAAAATTATCAATTGTGGCATTATTACTTACTACAACCTGAAAGGATTGCATTATTGTTCCATCGCCGGTAAATGTTTGCGTTTCATATTTTCCCTGAGTTATATTTACAAAAAATTGACATCCAGGTGTTAAAGTATAATAGTTTCTATCTGTACCAATTTTTAATGAATAATAAAGACTGTTTGTTTTATTTTTAACAACAGTATCATCGTATATAGTTATTTGCCCGTTTTCACCAGCAACAATTTTATCAATATTAATTCCTTGTTTAAGTTTAAATTTAAGGGTACCCTTTGCTGATATTGCTCTTGATGGATTATGTCCAGAAATTCTAGCAATATTACTTATCATTCTTTTAGAATTTGCCTGATCTATATCCAATTGTTTGACAAAATTCTTCAAATATAAAATATTTTGAAGAAAAAATTCTTTAACAACTTCTAATATTTGACCATAAGGCGAAGCCGAATTAAAAAGAATACTTGATTTTTCATATGCAGAACTTAACCAATTTGTTATTTGATTTGTTAAATTTGTATAATTCAACTCTATCCTATTAAAAACTCTGTTAAGTTTTGTGGTTCTAGCCATTTTTATACTTTAATTTTATTTTTTAAATTATCTCCTATTGTTTCAACGAGTTTCAATAAATTAGATTGTTTATCTTCATATATATTATCAAAAATTTTGAATTTAAATATATATTCATTTTCTCCTTCTTTTGAAATGGTTAAATCAACACTTTGATTATTATTTAAATCTATGACAAATTGAAAATTTAATGATTTACAAGGCATTATAGATATCTTCTCTTCTTTTATATTAATTACCGATATATTTGTAATATCATTTTCTTGCAGCCAAGTATTAATTAATGTAGATGGCGATTTTATGAACTTAGATAAAATTTTAATGTTTTCACCAAATTTATTCTCATTAAAAATTTTAGAAATTTTAGTTGAAAAATCATTCAAATCTGAAAATTCAACTCTAACATATTCACAATTTATATCAAATAAATAGGTAAAATTATTTTTAGTGAGTTTAGACTTAGCTTCATTGGTAGTAAAAATGAGTTTGGTATAGATAATATCAACATCATCATACAAAATTTTATTCATAGAAATTACCAATCTCAAATCTTTTGAATCTTTTATTCTCTCATAAACACTCTCAACAGAAAGAACTTTTGTAGAATTAAAAACTTCTTTGATATTATTAACTAATTCACCAACTAATATTTCCATAAATTAAATTATTTTATATGTTATATCGTACCTTTGATTAAATGTAGTATTATTATCACCATTTATTCTCAATATTGAAATTTGTAAACCTCTATAATAACTCACTCTTGGCTGACCAAGCAACTTATATCCATATACTCTCAAATCTATAGTTAAAGCAATGCCGATTTTATTTAAAACTGTATATGCTCCGCTATAATCCACTGTGTTTCCTGATGGATCTAATAAATAAAGGTTTTGTACATATACGGTATTTCCTGTACTAAACATATCTTCTGTTAAAATTAAATCTGTATATCCAGTTCCACAATAAGTAGAACCAGTATCCATATATGTACAATTAACATAAACATTTTCATTTAAATAATAACTATCAGTAAATTTTGAAACCTCTTTTGTTAAAACATCATATTCTAATAAATCTATCGGTAATCCAACTTCAAAAATTGAAATTTCTGATATGTTATTATTATAATTATACATCATGTTTAGGGACAAATTCTGTGAATATTGTGCATATTCAGGTTTAATAACTATGTCTAATTTTTGTAAATTTTTAAGATCCCTGTCTAACCTAACAACAACATTTCCTCCATTGCTAGAGACATTATCATTTATAAGATTTAATAACATTTTACTAGAAAAAGATAAACTTATGGGGTAAGATGCTCCGTTATTAGAACTATTATAATTATAAGCAGTTGTCATACTAACATTTAAAATCTCATCATATTCAACACTAATTACATTTACTTTTAATTTAGGATAAATCCCTGAATAATCAACTGAAATTGAAGCAGTGTCAGAATCAGAAAATTGATTGGTTGAATATAATCTTAAAAGATCTTCCATGTTTTTCATTCTATACTTCAAATTATCTACATCTTCCTGAGAATATAATAAACTCCTCATATCTTGAAGATCAAGATTTATCCTGATAAATTCCTGAATAATATTAACAAAATTTTCATTAACTTTATAAAATCTTCTCATCATCTCATTATACATATCAAATCCAAACATATTATAAATCGTGCTTGGATCATATGTTAAAGGTTCAACATCATTATCAATATTATAATGAAGATTTAAATTAAACATATAAGACAAACCGTCATGAATACCATTTGTAACTAATTTATGATAAGGAGTGATCAACGTACACAAAGCGTCATCATCATTATCAGGATTATTCAAAAATTCTATACCATATAAATTAACATATGATTTAACACCATCACTAGTAGTTTCCAGTAATTCATAATACCATAAAATAGCATTAAAATCAAAATCAGATGGCGATTGACCTTCAACCGAAAGAGAACTAAATTCGTCAAAATTTTTGCATACCATGCCTTTCATATTCATCTTCTTATAATGCGTTACATCAGGATCAAGAAAAACACCATCTATTGAATCAGAATCAAAATCCGGTAATTTTTCAACATAATTTTCATCATTTAATCCGGTATTATTCGTCAACATCACACCATAATAATCTCCTTGATATCTCACACTATCACCATTTGAACATAAATAGGTATTATCTTCTGTATCAAATTGACCATAAGCTGATCCTGGGTAATCCGATGGGTTTGTTCTTATTGGAGAATTTAATGTTTCTGCGCCTACTATCCATGGTTGAATTTCGTCTGGAAGTATAGGTATCTCTAAATTTGGTTTATAATTCTCATTGGCCCTGGTTCCGAAAAGAACAGTTGGAGTTTCTCCTCCTTGATGAGGTATATAAGCAGTGACTTCTTGCCCAACTCTTGATGCTGTTTGTATATTTGTTATTTGATTAATTTCACCTACATATTCTATTAATCTGTGATAATCTAAATGAATATAAGTTTCTGTTAATTCATGGCAATCAGACCCGCAATCTCCACCAGTAGTAAATGGTATATCTAACCAGATATAGGTAGAACCACTTTCAAATTCAATATAATCAATTTTATAATCAGTATTAAAATATATAGGTATAGTTCGTCCAGACAAATATATTTGATTTGATGTGGAACCAGTTAAAATTACCTTATCGCCAACCTTAAATTTGGCAATTTCATTTATCAAAAATTTTGGTGTTCTATTCAAACCTGAGCGATCTAAATGATCATCATCAGATTCCCAAAAATGTTCTGTCTGATAATAAATAATTTCTCTTTCTTTCCACAAATATTTACGAAAATAATCAAGATTGGTAATAGTTGAGGCATTTGGATTATCGAAATCTGGTAAATTTTTATCCCAATCAACTTTATGAATGGCTGGTTCAAAATCTATTAAATTCAATTTTCTACACCATTTCCAAAAAATATGCTCAGTCGGAGTATATCTTTCACCAATATTATAAAAATCAGTGTTGGTGTTTATACGGCTTTCATGCAAAGATGTATCATAATTAGCAACATAATTTCTCAAAGATTCTACTAATTGATCTGATAATAGTGCTGGTTTATAATGATCTGGATCATCACAATAAAAAACAGATTTACCGTCATTATCCTTAGGTAAAAAATCCATTACACCATCAACAGGATGAGGATATCCATTTACTTGCTTCGGAATATTCAATAATGCAAATTTTGTAAAATTAAGATCATAAAAATCATTATAATTTGCTAAATTTAAATCTGAGGCAGCCGAAGGCCACGCATAGAAGCTCGTACCACGACTTTTCATTTTTTTAAACAAAGGACACGCCATAATTATTTATTTTATTTTTTTATATATTAAAATATACAACTTCAGATAATTCGTTTTTCATTTTCTGTAATATATCTTCATCATATTTAATTCTAATTAATCCAATTTCGTTTTTTATACAATAATTAGTTTTAATATCATCATTAATCTTAGTATATTTTAATTTTTTATTTCCACCAAAATATTTTATCGGCACAAAATGTTGTATGCCATCATATTCTACACAACAATTATATTCTGGTAAATAAAAATCGAAAGAAAGTAATAATATATTTTTACAATCTTCAAATTTCTTTTGTCTTTCAAATTGAATATTATTTTCTTTTAAAATTTTCGCAACTTGCTTTTCTCCAAAACTTTCATGACAAATTGGGCATCCTCGTTTTTTACCATTTATATGATCATTTGGGCTTTGCTCAAATATGCCATGAATTGGACAGATAATTTTGACTTTATCAAATGTGCTAATATAATTAACTAAAGAATAATCGTATTTATTACCGTGAATTTTTTGTGCTTTTTTGATAAAAATTTCAGTATTTAATTTTTTTCTATCATCCGAGCATTTTTTACAACCATTACCTCTAATATGATATACCGGCTCTTGTTCGAATTCACCGTGCTCCGGACAAATAATTTTAACTTTTGCGTATTTATCAATATAATTAACTAAAGAATAATCATATTTATTCTTATGTATTATATTTGAATTCTTTATAAAATTTCTTTCTCTTTTACATAAGATGCATCCAACCTCAAGATGTGATTGAGGAAATTGTTCAAAAACACCATGTTTTAGACAAATGATTTTAACTTTTGTAAATGTATTTTTATACTCAGTTAAACTATAATCATATTTATTATTATGTATATTTTTTGCAATATCTACAAAATTGTTAATATTTGACGCACATGTTTTACAACCATACCCACTTAAATGAACATAAGGTAATTGTTCAAATTCACCATGTTTTGGACATATTATTTTTATTTTAGTATGTGATTCGTGATAATTTACTAACGAATAATTATAATAAAAGTTATGTTTTTCATTAGATTTTTTTATAAATTCTTCTATTGTTAATTTACTTGTACCACCACATTTTGGACAACCTCTTTTTATAAAATGTTTATCTGGCGTTTGTTCAAATTCACCGTGCTCTTTGCATATTATCTTCACTTTAGTTCTTAGATTCTTATAATCAACTAAAGAATAATCGTACCTATCACCGTGTACCAATTTAGATTTCGCTATAAACCAACTATTATCATATTCCATATCTATTATATATAAAATTTATATCTTCATAAAAATAAAAAAAGTGACATTTTCATATCACTTTTCTTTCACATAAAATGTTTATTTATTTATCAAACCAAAGCCTACGGTTTAATTCCCTTCGTATGAGATTTATATCGATTTCATAATCATCATTTACTCTCTTCAACTCTTCAAAATTTTCATTTTTATATTTTGCAATATCCATTAGAATTTCATTATTCTCCGATGCTCTTTCAAATTTTTTTAATAGCGATTGCAATTCTACAGTCTTTGATTTTTCGTAAACTTTTTTTGTTTTCATGTTATATTAATTTTTTGACTTATTTATAGTTAGATTTCATACCCGGCCAGTAATCTTCTATCAAGTTCCATCCGAATAAGATGTATGTCTATTTCGTAATTATTACTAATTTTCTTCATTTCTGAAAGTATAACACTTGCTTCTTTTACCTTCATTATGCTTTCATTGGCTTTTGATTTTTCCATAAGAATTTCAATTTTTTCTACAAAGTTCTCATATTTATTTAATAATGATCGCAAATTAGCGGTTCCCAATTTTTCGTACATCTCAATCGTTTTCACGTTATATTAATTTTATTTATGATTGTGCTTTGGATTTTCTTTGAAAACATCACCACCTTTACTTATATACATCATCCTAGCATATCTATCTAATACCCAGGTATATACATTAAATCCCATTCTAAGAAATCTTAATTGAAATTTATCATAAATACTTTCGTCATAATTAAAAATATTATGATGGTATTCGATGGCTATATTTTTAATCTTATTTAAATTGATGTCTGACAATCCTTCTAATATCATTAATTCCGATCCTTCGGTATCAACTTTCAAAAAATCAATATGATCAATGAAATTTTGAGAAATAATATCATCTAAAGTTATAGTTTTTACAAATAAATTTTTATGCTGAAAATGTCCAGGCTCTCTATCAAATTCAGAACCTACGATAGTATGACCGCCATTGCCTGTTGGTGTGTACAATAATTCCAAAATTTCACCACTTTTATTATAAACCGCATTGTCAAAAATCTGAGCGTTAGGATTATTTTTTTTATTTAATTCAAAATTATCTTGAAAAGGCTCAAACGATAATACTCTTGAGGCGCCCATGTCCATTGCGATTGACGTAAAAATTCCTATATTACCACCACAATCGACGACAACATCACCTGGAGATATTATACAGTCGCCCTTAAAATAATCTTCCCTGTTATAAATTTCATAATAAGTTATGGCCTCTTGATATTTTGATTGAAATCTATTAGCCCATGCTTCTCTAATTATTTCTGCATCTTGGTACAAATCTATCAACTCAGTGGTGCCATGAACATAAAATTTAGTTTTCATATGAATTTTTATTTTTTAATCAAAAATCACCGTCTCTATAATGTGCAACAATATATTGTGAGGTCTCTTTTAATTTTTTGAATTTTAATCCCATACTCGCCATTTTAATAATGTATAGAAAGTCGTGCCCATACCCTCCAGATTTTGACCATCTTAATTCTTCCAAATTTTTATGACTTATAGAACTTGTACCTATACTTGCCCAACGAGGCTCAACCACTCTCAAATAAAATTTTTTAAATGCACTATCAAGCACCATTAGATCGTTGTAATAAATCCAGCTATAATTTTCTAAATCGAAACCATCGGCGATTATTTGTAAGTGTTTAGGACCTAAAACATCGTCTGTATCTAAATATGAAATTATATCACCGTCAGCTACGTCTAGTGCGACGTTTCTCATTTCACCAGAATATAATTGCTGCTTGGGTATTTGCATTAATTTAATATTAGGTTCATTAGAAAAATATTTATTATATAATTCAACTGTTAATTGACAACCATCAGAAACAATAATTAATTCTTTATTTTGATAAATTTGTTTTTTAAAACTATTAACGGCCCGAACGAATTTTTTATCACGATTGGTTGCTGAACCAGGGTA